CCTTTATTAAAGAGAACATTTCTACAGCTAAGGATATTTCGGAAATTGCAGGTCAAATAGATAATTTATTTGAAGGCAAGAAACAAGTTGATAAAAAAAGAAGTAAAAAGGACGGGGTGTCTCTTGCAGATCAATTTGGTGTTAAATCAGTAGCAAATGAGATTATCGATGCAAAATTAGCCGCAGAAGAATTATACAATATATCTGTCCTTATCGATCAACGCTTTGGTCATGGGACATGGCAAACGATATTAACAGAAAGAAATAAAAGAATAGAAGCCGCCAAACAGGCTCAAAAAGAAAAAATAAGAGTGAGAAAAAAACAACAGGAAGAACTTATGGAATTAGCAGGGTACTTTATGATAGGGTTGTCTTTAATAGTGCTTGTGGTTGGTGTAGTCGTTGCGGTAACCGTATTTGCCGACGTAAAGATGTTAAATATTGACAATGAGTATTAAAAGTTTCATTTTAATGTTAATATTGATGATTGCTTATACGCATACAATTTTTTTTCCACCAGGTTGGGTTTTAATAAAATAAGGATTTTCTATGAACAAAAGAGCAAAACAACTTATTACTTTAATTGAAGAAGGTAAGGAAGAAGCTATAGACGATTTGTTTAAAGAGTTTCCAGGGTTGTATTATAAAATGTTTCCTGAAGAAAAAATACAACGAAAAGAGTATGGCGGAGAAGTAAAGGCAAAGAAATCCTCTAAAAAGTTTAACAGACCTCGTTGTGTAGGCGCCGCAAAAAAAGGTTTTGGGAAAGCTTTAAAGCGATGACACAGAAAAAATTACAAAAAGGTTCTGCATGGGAAGCCGCTGATCTTAATAACGACGGAGTTGTTTCGGACGGCGAATTAGCTATGGCAGAGAAGATGGAACAGTTGCAACATCAACGGGAAATTCATCATAATTTGGATAAAATGCAAGATCAGCAACGAATGATGGCTTGGGTAGCTATGGGCTCAATGGTTTTGTTTGTAGCGGTTATGATGACCCCACTAATAGATCCAGACAGAGTTAACATGTTTAGCGGGTTTTTAAATACGTTTTTTGTAAGTCAGGCCGCGGTAGTGTCTGTTTTTATGGGCGCAACAGCGTATAGTAAACGGAACAATGATTTATCCGTGCAGGCTAAAGGTAATTGACAATAAAAAACCTAGGAAAAAATAATTGAATGGTTGGAGCTACTTTAATGTGTTTAGCTTTGAACATTTATTTCGAAGCGCGAAATGAGTCGTTAGCGGGGCAATTTGCTGTTGCGGAAGTAACAATAAATAGAGTTAATTCAAAATACTATCCAAACGATATTTGTAAAGTTGTCTACCAAAAAGGTAAATCTGCTTGCGCGTTTAGTTGGACCTGTGATGGAATTTCCGATACGCCTTACGAGAAAGAAGCGTATCGCAAATCGTTATCAATAGCTAAAAGATTTTTAGAAAATGAAAAATATATTTCTGTTGTGGGAGAGGAGGCTTTATTTTATCACAATACAAGCGTTAAACCTTATTGGCTTTCCGATGTAAAACAAATAAAAATTGTGGGTAATCATGTTTTTTATAGAAAAAAATAATTTGGTTTTTGTTGTAATAGGTTTTATTCTTTCTTGTGCGTTTTCTGCTTTATTAGGTTATATAGCGTTAAACTGCGCGGACTTTTTTTTAACGAGGTGATTAAATGAAATATATGAAAGATATAACGGTAATGATATTGGCAATAGGACTTATGGGTTTATTAGGACTTATAGTTGTTGATGAATTTATGATAGCGGCGGATCATGGCGGTGAGTTTGATGAGGGCATATTAGGTCTTTTAAATAATGCGCTAGTCGGGGTTGTTGGAATTGTAGCAGGCTATGTTACTGGTCGTAGTGGTAAATGCGCCAATTGTGGTGACTAATAATTTAATAGTTAATCTTGCTTTACCGTTTTTTTGCCGATATAGTCCTTTTATTAGTTATAAGGAGGACTTAAACTATGGCAAATATATACACACCAAAAGAAGAAGAGGAAATTTTTGCACCATTTAGCCCTATCATAGGATACAAGAAAATGTCATCTAGCTTTGTAGATAAGCTTAATGACGCTATGGACGAGAATATGGAGGATTGGTCGCCTAATCTTGTAGGTAAGGTTTCACAAGAGTTAAAATTTACCAAGGAGTTAGATCAGCTTTGGGCAAAAGAAATGGGTACTTTTTTAATGAAGTATCAAAGCCATGCTGAATTGTATACTTCTTTGGGTCAAAGAAATATACAACCTGATATTTTTAATTATAGCATAGATGTTACAAGTGGTTGGTTTGTTCGGCAATTTGAAAATGAGTACAACCCTATTCATGTTCACTTAGGGTCCTATCTATCCTGTGTAGGGTATTTGAAATTACCTGACGGCATAGATGAAGAATGGGAGGAAGATTATAAAGATCACCACCCGTCTAACGGACATATTCAATTTGTTTATGGTCATGCGGCGAATCACACGGGATCTAATTGTTTAATGAAACCAAGAGTAGGGGATTTTTATGTGTTTCCTGCTCATTTGCATCATTGCGTTTATCCTTTTAAAACAAAAGGGGAACGGCGTAGTTTTAGCGTAAATTGCACTATATCCGCTACATATAAAGAAGGAACAGAAAATTCTAAAAATTTGGCAGAATTACACAAAGATTTAAAGAAAGAGGAATAAATGAGTTTATTATCTAGTCTTATACAACCCGTAAGTAAAATTTTAGATAAAGCTATTCCAGATCAAGATTTAAAAAGAAAGCTTTCTCACGAATTAGCTACAATGGCCGATCAACATGCTCAACAAGCTTTACTTGCTCAGTTAGAAATAAACAAAGCAGAAGCGGCTTCTGGAAGTCTTTTTAAAGGCGGTTGGCGGCCCTGTGTGGGTTGGATTTGTGCGATAGCTTTTGCCTATCACTTTATCGTAACAGATGTAATAATCTTTGGAGCGTCCTTTGCGGGGGCTGATTTACCTGAGCTTCCAGAGTTTGAAATGGGAACGCTTTTAACGGTTTTGGGTGGAATGCTTGGAATTGGTGGCTTACGTAGCTATGAAAAGACAAAAGGGTTAACTAAATAATTGAAAAGGAGAAAAGAATGGCAGACTTAGAAATGATTGAAGTAGGGACAAATATGAAGGGGGACTCCGTTTATAACGTAAAAAAGAAAGACGGCGGTTTAGTTTCTACTACTATTTATACGCAAGCAGAAGCGTTAGATGTAATAAATGCCGCGGAAGATAAATTTGAACATGTTGAAACTGTTACAGTAGAAACGACAAGTGAGCCGTCTTACGAAGATATGTCTAAAATACAGTTAGAGTCCTTAATGCGTAATCATGGGGTAGAGTTAGATAGAAGGGAGTCTAAAAAAGCTCTTGTTAAGAAAGTAGAAAAATTTTTTAAAAATATAAGAGGACTAGTTGAATAAAAGACCGTAAAGTTGTAAATAATAAAATTGTTATCTTTAGAAACGAAAATAATTATTTAGGGCAAAGACGTATGCCTGTAGAAAGAAAATTTACAAAACTTGGAAAATTTAAAGTATTACATAAAAAAAGGAGGCATAGATGACTTTTGTATTATCTCAAAGAAGTCTAAGCAAAATGAACGGTATAAATAATGAACTTCATACTGTTGTTTGTAGCGCCATAAAACTTTCAAAAATTGATTTCGGAGTGATTTGCGGCATGAGAACGGAAACAGAACAGCGGGCCCTTTTGGAAAAAGGCGCGACGACGACGATGAAGTCGAAACATCTTACAGGGGACGCCGTTGATCTCATGGCATATATTGGTTCTAGGGGTTCGTGGGAACTTAATTTGTATGATGATATAGCAGATGCCATGAAAGAAGCCGCGATTCAAGAACGAGTAGGTATACGTTGGGGCGCGGCGTGGAATATTCCAGATATAAGAGAATGGGAAGGGACAATGGAAGAAGCCATGAACCATTATATAGATGAAAGACGCGCTCAAAAAAGGCGTCCATTTATCGATGGACCTCATTTCGAATGTATTTAAAGGAGACTTAAAATGAGTTTTAAATCTCCTGCTTGGACTCGTAAAGAAGGAAAAAACCCTAAAGGCGGCTTAAATGCCAAAGGCAGAGCAAGTTATAAGGGGGGTAAACTTAAAGCTCCTGTAAAATCTGGGGATAACCCTAGACGCGCGTCTTTTTTAGCAAGAATGGGTAACATGAAAGGTCCAGAGAAAGATTCTAAGGGAAAACCAACCAGACTTCTTCTTAGTTTAAAAGCTTGGGGCGCTAGTTCTAAGAGTGATGCTAGAGCCAAAGCAAAAGCAATCAGCAAAAGGAATAAAGCAACATGAGTTTATATAGAAACATAAATGCTCGTAAAAAAGCGGGCACTAGCCGACCTAAAAGCAAAAGCACCATATCGCCAAAAGCCTATGCTAACATGAAAAAAGGATTTCCAAAGAAAAAAAAGAAAGTATAAGGTTTTGTAAGAATGACTGAGATTTATCTTGCAGAAGCTATTTTTCGTGTTATAAGAGAAAGACGCGACATGCTTTCTAACGCTTTAATTTTTAATGAAGTGCGAAACATGGAGCATTACAAAGAAATTATTGGGGGAATTACTTCCCTTGATGCAATCGAACAGGAACTCAAGAGCCTGCTAGAAAAACAGGAGCGAAATGATGGCTAAAGACACTATTCAAGATCCGTTGGTTACGCCAACTTTACTTGAAAGAATGCCTGCCCCAACGGGTTGGCGTATTTTAATATTACCCCATAAAGGCAAAGCTAAAACGGATGGAGGCGTAGTTCTCCCCGATCAAGTTGTAGATCAGAACAGCGTTTCTACTCAAGTTGGTTATGTTTTAAAAGTGGGTAGTTTGGCTTATCAGGATAAAGAAAAGTTTCCTACAGGTCCTTGGTGCAAAGAAAAAGATTGGGTTATGTTTGCACGATACGCGGGTTCACGTTTTTTTATAGAAGGCGGAGAAGTTAGAATTTTAAATGACGACGAAATTTTAGCAACAATTTTAGACCCAGAAGATATTTTAAATTATTAAGTAGGAACCTATCATGGCAGATGACAAAGAAGAAAAAGTACCTTTGGACATAACGGAGGACGCAGACACTGAAGTAGAAGTTCAAGAACCAGAACAAAAAGAATTGCAATTAGGGGATACTGGCCCGCAGGCAGAAGATCAATTTGAAAAAGCGGAAAGTGCTACACAGAAAAGAATAGATAAGCTAACGCGAAAAATGCGGGAAGCGGAACGTCGAGAACAAGAAGCTATTAAGTACGCTCAAAATGTTAAAACAGAGTCTGATTCCTTAAAGAATAGGCTTTCTAGTTTAGATCAACACTATGTTTCAGAATATTCTACGAGAGTTGCTTCTCAAATAGGTGAAGCGGAAAAAGAATTAGAAAGAGCAATGGAACTTTCTGATACTAAAGCTGTAGTAGAAGCACAACGAAAAATAACAGCGTTAGCTATAGAGAACGATCGAGCTAATCAGGCAAAAATGCAACAGGAACGTCAAAAATCTCAGGCGCAAGCCTACGCGCAAGCACAAGCTCAACAACCCCAACAGGTTCAACAGGTTCAACAACCCAGAAGACCTGACCCTAAAGCAGAACAATGGGCAGGGAAAAATGAATGGTTTGGACAAGATGAAGCTATGACTTATGCGGCTTTTGGCATACATAAACGCCTTGTTGAAGAAGAAGGGTTTGACGCGAAGACCGATGAGTACTATACTGAGCTTGATAAACGTATTGCGGATGAGTTTCCGCATAAATTAAACGGAGGAAGTAAACGGCCCGTTCAGACGGTTGCTTCTGTTTCCCGCAGTTCTGGACGCAGTAGTAAAAAGGTTAGACTCTCCCCTAGCCAAGTTGCAATAGCAAAGAAATTGGGAGTGCCACTTGAAGAATACGCGAAATACGTTAAGGAGTAATAAATTATGAGTGAAGTCGAAAACAGTTCAGGAATAAAAAGGACTCCTCGCGCAAATACAACGAGAGAGAAGACGGCTGTGCGTAAGCCGTGGGCTCCACCATCTATGTTAGAAGCACCACCTGCTCCCGACGGTTTTAGACACCGTTGGATTAGGGCTGAAACAAGGGGTTTTGATGACCAAAAGAATCTTAGTGCAAAAATGCGCGAAGGTTGGGAATTGGTCAGAGCGGATGAATATCCTGATTTTGAACTCCCTGTTATTAGTTCAGGCAAATATGAAGGTGTTTTTGGTGTAGGAGGACTGATTTTGGCAAGGTTACCTGAAGAAACTGCACGGGAACGGGAAGATTATTTCCGCACTCGCAGTAATGAACAAATGCAGGCAGTGGACGCGGACCTTATGCGTGAAAATCAACATTCAACCATGACGATTAATAAACCTGATCGTCAAAGTCGTGTAACTTTTGGTGGTCCTAATAGGACCTCCTCTTAATTCTGGAAGGTAGAAACTTATGGCTAATCAAGAAACAGCCTATGGTCTTCGTCCTATCGGTCTTATTGGCGGTGCAACGAATTCTACTGCGGTAACTCAGTACGAAATTGCAAACGACAATACCAACGCTATTTATAATGGCGGCATTTGTGTTCCACTAGCGGCGGGTGTAATTACCTACGCAGGAGCTACAAGTGGCGGCACAACCCAAGCGTTGGGTGTTCTGATGGGAGTCGAGTATGTTGACTCGACGACGAAAAAAACAACATTTTTGAACTATTGGCCTGGATCTGGAAGCGTAAGCGTGGATACAAATCATCCTGTAAAAGCGTTTGTTGCGGACAATCCAATGCAATTGTTTAAAGTTGCGTCTGACGCAAGTCTTACAGATCGTGCAACAGCTTTAGCGGCAGTTTTTGCTAATGCTTCATTGGGTACGTCTGCCCGTACAGGTTCCACTGATACAGGTAGAGCCAATGGCGCACTAAGTGTAAGTTCTATTGCGACAACGGCAACGCTTCCGTTGAGGGTTGTGGGAATAATGGATGACGAAGCTAACAGCGATTATACCGCCGCGGGCATTCCTCTCATTGTTCGAATCAATGCTCATTTCAATGCACCAACCAGTCGGTTCGATTCGCAAACTACTGCGACATCGACAGGCATATAAGGAGGGTATGAATTATGGCTATATCTCGCGCACAATTAGCGAAAGAGCTTGAACCTGGACTTAATGCCCTGTTTGGCCTTGAATATAACCGCTATGAAAATGAACATGCTGATATCTTTGAAGAGGAGTCTTCGGACAGAGCCTTTGAAGAAGAAACAATGCTTTCAGGTTTTGGTACAGCACCTGTTAAAAGTGAAGGCTCTGCCATTTCTTTTGACGATGCTCAAGAAACTTTCACAGCACGTTATACGCATGAGACAATTGCTCTTGCGTTTAGCATTACTGAAGAAGCAATCGAAGACAATCTTTATGATCGTCTAGCTTCACGATACACAAAGGCTTTAGCACGTTCTATGGCACAAACGAAGCAGATAAAAGCGGCGGCAATTTTAAACAACGCCTTTACTGCGGGAGCGAGTGCAATAGGAGATGGCGTGGCGCTTTGTTCATCTTCTCACCCTTCAATCTCAGGAAATCAAAGAAACCTTCTTTCTACTCCTGCTGATTTGAACGAGACTTCCCTTGAGCAAATGTTGATTGACATTGCAGGGTTGACTGATGAGCGTGGACTCAAGATTGCTGTTCGTGGAACAAAACTGATTATTCCAAAGGAACTTCAGTTTATTGCGGAGAGGGTTATTAATTCTAATCTTCGCCCAGGATCTGCGGATAACGACATTAATGCTAATAAGAGCATGGGAATGCTTCCAGAGGGAGCAGTCGTCAATCATTTCTTGACGGATACTGATGCGTTTTTCATTAAAACAGACGCACCAAATGGTTTTAAATATTTTAATAGATCTGCTATTAAAACTGCGATGGAAGGGGATTTCGATACCTCTAACATGCGATTTAAAGCTAGAGAAAGATATTCTTTCGGTGTTTCTGATTGGAGATGTGTTTTCGGTACACCAGGAGCTTAATCCTAAATTAAACATATAATAAAAGGCGGCACTTGCCGCCTTTTATTTTTTGCTATATAGTCTCTTTAGAAGATAGTCTTCTGACAGCCGTGTTAAAGCGGTTGACACTTGCCACGACAGGAGAGTAAATATGGCTAGTTCAACATTTAACGGACCAGTTCGGTCTGAAAATGGTTTTAAAACCATTACTAAAAATTCCTCTACGGGTGCAATTTCTGAATTTTCTCACATGAATTCTTCAGGTAATTTATTTCTTAAAGGAGGTTCTCACTTACAATACGCCGCCGCAACGGGATACGGCCCTGCTGATCTTATTGTTGGTAAAGGCGGTAGCCAGTACGGAACAGTTAATCCTTGGGCAGAAAGTTCGACTCAACTTTTTCCACTAGGATCAGAGTTACATTACGGAAGTAATATTTTTCGTTATGGTCAAATGGGCTCAGGAGCGGTAACAGCAGGAAAGCTTGTTCAACATGCGGCTGTAATTGCTAACCATACTAATATGACGGCTACAGCAACAACGGCTGTAGGTGAAACTGCAATTTCGGTTGAAACGTCAGGTGATACAGATATAACTCTGAACCAATATGCAGATGGATATTTATGGGTAAATGATGCTAATGGCGAAGGGCAAACGATGAGAGTTAAATCTAATCCTGCTCACGACCATTCGGCGGACCCTAGTGTAGTTATTACAACTTATGATCCGCTTGCAACGGCGTTAACTACAAGTTCAGAACTTTCTTTGATTGCTAATCCACATACAGGTCTTATTGTAGCTCCCGCTACAGAGACAGGTTGTTTAATGGGAGCAACAGTCATTGACATGACCGCCAGTTATTATGGTTGGTTTACCGTGTCTGGTCCGCAAGCTTTATTAACGGTTGGTACAGTTGTTGTGGGTAACATTTGTGTTCGCTCAGGTGGTACAGCAGGGGGTGTAGCTCCTGCCACAGACAACGTGCTTACTGAGGTTGGTGAGGTTATGGCGGCAAGAGCAGATACTGAGTACGCTCTAGTTTGGATGAACTTGCAATAATTTATCAGGGGGGACTAGCTCCCCCCTCTACTTATAGGAGATTAATATGGCAGGATCAGACGTAAAAGTCACCGCAATTAGTGATGAGGTAGCCGCCGATGACGACTTTATTGTTACCGCGGCAAGACCCGACACAACCGCTACGTTAGCAAACACTTCGTTTGCTTCTGGCGGAGCTAGAAAATTATCTGTTACTACAACAGGTACAGGAGATAATGGAAAAACAACTACTATTACGGGAACCGACGTATTTGGGGATAGTGTTTCGGAAGTTATTACAAGCACGGGTTCTGCGGAAGCAGTAAATGGTTCTAAATATTTTAAAACGGTTAGTTCGGTAGTTTGTTCAGCAAAGTATGCCGCTAATCTGAAAGTAGGTTCCCAAGCAGGAGCCGCGCAGGCCGTGTTTTCAGGAAGAGCCCGTTTAGTGGGTTATTCTATTGTGTCTGGAGGAAGTGCAGGTATTATTCAATTTTTTAATGGAACTCCAGAATCGGGTTCTGAAGTATTTAGTGCAAGAACTATTGGCACAGATAATACCACGATAGATAATACTATTCCTGACGAAGGAATTATTTTTGATAGTGGAATCACAATGATTTATACTGTCGGTACTATCGACAGAATGAATATTTTTTACGCATAAATAGGGGTAAGTAAAATGGCAGGATCTAGAGTCAACATAGGAAGCGCAGGTTTCGGAAAAATGAAATCAAAAGGTGGCACTGTAAAGATGAAATCAAAAGGCGGTGCTATTAAGATGATGTCAAAAGGCGGTATGATTAAAAATAACAAGCCTAAGATGATGTCAAAAGGCGGTATGATTAAAAATAATAAACCTAAAATGATGTCAAAAGGTGGGACTGTTAAAAAAGATAAAATGAAAATGATGTCAAAAGGCGGGACTGTTAAAAAAATAAAAAAATAGAAAGGACTTATGGCTTATTTACAAAGTAATATTCCGCATTTTAAATGTTGGGTGCGTAGAGAATATACGCATAACCATGAAAAGTATCATGGCGAATTT